AGGCCCAAAACTGTCTTTGACCCCTTCTGTGGCTCAGGGACGACGGGTGTTGCTGCGAAGCTGGCTGGCGTCGAAGCCTTTACTGGCATCGAACTCTATGAGCCGTACGCGGCTGAAGCCATGGCACGCATCGAGAGCGCTGGCTAAATACTCGATGCGTACAGGTATCGACACAATCAAAGAATTCGAGGGCTGCAAACTCAGCGCTTACCCTGACCCTGCGACAGGCGGAAAGCCCTACACGATCGGTTGGGGCCGCACGACTGGCGTGAAGCTCGGCCAGACCATCACACAGGCTCAGGCTGATGCTTGGCTTATCGAAGAATACGATGAATTCGAGCACGGCGTACGCAAGCTCATCACGAATGGCCACACAACGCTCTATCAGCTTGGCGCAATGACAAGCCTTGCCTACAACATCGGGCTAGCGAATTTCAAAGGCTCAACATTGCTGCGCAAGCACAACAGTGGCGACTTCGATGGTGCTGAGGCTGAGTTCAAGCGTTGGAATCGTGCTGCTGGAAAGGTCATGGCGGGACTCGTGCGGCGACGCGCTGCTGAGGCTGCGCTCTACGCTAAATAGGCGCATGAAGAATCCATACACAGGCGCTGAGTGCGCACACGAAATCAAGCTTGCTGATTTGACGCCAGAAGCTGCACGAAACGCTGCATCACACGCTGTCATCTACAGTGAGGAATTCAACAAAGATGGCACTGTTACGCTGACGGGATGGTTCAGCGTCGAAGCCGAGGCAAAAACTTGGGAACGCAATTATAGCCCGCCAAAAACAAATAAAGTCTCTGCATCTGACCAACCCGATAAGTCAGTGTCCAAAGGCGGCGATGATAAGGAATGAAATAGGAGAAGCTAAGCTTATCATATTTTGGGATAGCTCAAATCAATATGTTTCCCGAGACCAAGCAACCTTCATCGTACGATCATCATAGATCAATGCGCACTGCATATCACCCACAATCGCCATAGTTCGGTAAGTTATATCATAAGGACTATCGCGCGTGGGCAAAGGTCCGAATGAATTGATATCAATGTAGTATGGGTCTTTCGTAAAAAACATGATTGCTGCGCGTAGGTGTGGCTTTGCTAGCTGCGCTTCCGCTGGTGGCATAGCTATCTCTCCCACCACATCGCTACTTGATCCGCCTTTTTCCCATAGGCCAGAATCCAAAAGTGAGCCATGGCGGAAGCCTTCGAATAGCTCGTAATTTGTCACTGTCTGCTCGTTAACGACAGTGACGGCGCCAAATCCGTTCGACGCCTCGTAACTGCGTAGCGTCTTCGTTTCGCTTTTCAGCTTAACACCTACCATACGATAATTTGATTTCTCCATTTCACGGAATGGACTTTTGAAACCCCGATTAATTTCGCTATCGTAGGATGAAGCGTTGAAGGTGTAGGAGTTGAGTCTAAAGACACCTCTATCGGCATCATACTTCAGATTGTTCATCATAACTTCTGTCGAGAGGTTCACGAAGAAAGGAGACGTGGGCAATGACACTGAAGCAGACGCTTTTCGCGCTTCAAATTGCGCAGTCGTCTCAAATTCGCCTTTTGGCTCGACATGGGGAATTTTCCCCACAATATCTTCGAATGTTGAGACAACTATGGTCTGGTCAATAAGCGCGTCGCAGCTTTGAGCTTGAGCTACAGAAGGAAAAATTAAGAGAGCGGCAAAAGCCGATAATGCTAATTTCATGGAAATCCCCTGCGAGTATGCGTGATGCAAACCAAAGTCTGAGGTTCGAGCGTGGCGCTCGCAAATTCTTCTTACTAAGGTACATTCAGCGATTTGTTTATCAATGATTATTGTAGTCATGAAAAATCGAGAAGGACAGCTATGGCGAATTTGAAATCATTTATCGCGCGAAACAACGCTGCGAAGGTTAAGGAACTGACGAGCAAGCCCAAGCCTGATGATAATGATAAGCGCCGTAAGGTTGTCATCAAGGCAATCGACAGAACGCTTGAGCAGATCGCTAATGGTGAAACCAAGCCTGCGCGCGGCTTTTATCGCATGATCGATGATGAAAACGCTATCGCAACCGTTCGCGCTGGGCGCAGCCAGATGGCCATCGAGGGTCATACTCAGATTGCGCTCGAAAAGGATCAACTCAGGCCGTTCTATGAAGCGGTGAAAGAGGAAGTCGCTGCTGGCAACCTCGATAAAGAAATCACTGAGGCGTACTCGAAGGCGTCGAAGCCTAAAGCTAGCAAGTAAGTTCACTGCGCATTGCTTGAAGGGGCGGTGAGGGCATCCTCATCGCCCTTTTCTATGCGCAAGGTTCAACCTTAGCCTTGCCACGCTCTTTGCAGGCCATGCAGCGAAGGTGGCGCTGAATGGTCTCGAAATCGATATAGATGGCGCGCTTGAAGCAATAGGTGCGCGTCTCGAAGGCTGGCAGGATTACACTGCGGCCACAGCGGCACGTAACCTTCAATCTCAGGCCTTCCCTGATGAGGTCACTCAGCGTCTCGATTCGGTGGAAGGCCATCGCCCCCTAATGAATGTTCCTCGTTCGTTCCGCAACGGGTCGCTGAAGCTTTTTCCATCAGCTTGCGCATGACAGCACGGTCTGCATCCCGTTCAATCGCGGATAGAACTGCTTCCTGAGTATCGTTTAGCATCAGGTATTTAGCCACGTTGAGCTAAATATGCGGTGGCATTCGAACTTTTCAGCAAACAACGTGAAATCATGGCGGCTATCGCGTCGTCAGCGACCTACATTCTATCGAGAGGCGGTTCGCGTTCTGGCAAGACTACAACGAACATTTACGCTGTCGTCTATCGCGCCTTAGCAGCCAGCAATTCCAATCACGCAATCTTTCGCGCCACATTTCAGCAAGCTCGCGAACACATCTTTGACAAGACACTAAAAGAAGTCATTTCGACAGTCTGGCCAGAACTTTGGGAAAGGCTGAACGATAGGCAGGATTCAACCTGTTCAATCAATCATACTGAACTGAAAATCGAGCTACCTAATGGCTCAGTCATTCAGTGTTTCGGGATGGATGACCCTGACAAACGTAAGGGTGCTGAGTACTCGACAATTCTAGTCGATGAAGCTGATGCTGTCATGGACTTCGATGATATCATCACCCTTGAAACGCGTCTTGCTGAGGTCCGCTACAAGGACAATGGAAACGGTGAGCGCCTACAGCACAAAGTGCTTTTCGCGACCAACCCGAATGTCAATCAGCGCCACTGGATTTATCGCACCTTCATTGAAAAGGTGAACCCCTCAACGGGCGTAAAGCACCCCGAGCCTGACGACTGGGCTGAGATTTTTATCAACCCTCGTGATAATCCTCATCTGCCGCCAGATTACATTGAGCGCGCTGAGCGCAACTGGTCGCCGATGCGTAAGCGTGTCTACCTCGATGGCGAGTGGCTTCCCGACGATGAGAACGCCATGTTCAAATCTGAGTGGTGGGTAAAATCTCGCCTGCCATCGTGGTCGCCTTCTGAAGCGCGAACAAATTTAACGCGAATTATCGTGGCCGTTGACCCTGCTGTCAGTGCGACCAAGGGGAGCGACGAAACAGGCATCATAGTGCTAGGAACTGACAGCAACGGTGTATGCTACATTCTCGAAGATTGCTCAGGGGTCTATCAGCCTGAGGTTTGGGCTGAAAAAGCAGTCGCTGCTTATTTTAAATGGAATGCAGATTGTATCATCGCTGAGCGAAACAATGGCGGCTCTCTAGTTACGAACAATATCACGACCGCTAGTAGAGTTCCTACTGTCAAAACAGTTTGGGCGTCGAACGGCAAAGAGGTGAGGGCTGAACCTGTCGTTGGCCCATATTCGCGCGGCCTTGTCATCCACTGTGGCCAATTCGATAAACTTGAGCATCAACTCGCCACGTTCACATATGACGCAAACAAGAACCGAAAGAACGGCTCACCTGACCGCTTGGATGCGCTTGTTTGGGGCCTCACTGAGCTATTAGTTATTGAACAAGAAAAGCGCTCTGGCGGGTCGCGCAAGGTGAAGGGCATGAGGTTCTAACGCGCCAGATAAATACTGGCATGATACCTTCCCGAAGCCACAGCCAAGAGCGCTCAAAGCATCAAATTCGATACAAGAGAAATCGCGACTTCTGCGAAGGTGGCGATACCGTAAAGGCAGCAGAGACTGTCTACCTTCCCCGTCTCCATGATGAGCAAGACTGGGGCGATTATCGCGCTCATTTGAAGCGCACGGCATTCTTTCCCGCCGCTTCAAAGACCCTGCAGGGTCTGGTCGGGCTGGTGTTTCGAAAGAAGCCAACGCTCGATGCGCCAGATGGCATGATACCTCTTGCTGAGTACGTCACCAGCGATGCGATGACGCTCGACGACCTTGCTGAGGAAGTCTTTCGCGAAAGCATGGTGACGAACTACACTGGCTTACTAGTTGATCATCCCACTACGCCAAGAAACCTGAGCCTAGCTGATGCAATTGAAGGTGGCTTTCGGCCCTTCATCAGCATCTATCGTGCTGAAACGATCCTTGAAATCGAACACTCAGTGGTGCGTAATCGAAAGGCTGTCAGCTACGTTCTGCTCGACGAAGGGAAAGACCAGCTTCGCGAACTCGAATTGGTTGATGGCATCTATGAGGTTCGCGTTCACCGCTTGAATGGTGGCATCTGGACTACTGAGACTAGCCAGCCTGAACGGCTTGGCCAGAAGCTCGGCGCTATCCCTTTCGTGCTCGTCACCGATGGTAATGACCGCAAAGCTCCGATGGATGACATCTGCAACCTCAATGAGAGCCACTGGATTCACGCCAGCTATCTTTCGATGGCGCATTTCTGGCTGAGCGCACCTGTTCCAGTTTTCTCAGGACTTGATGACGAAGGGGCAGACAAAATCAGCATTCGCCTCGGCGAGTTCATCAATCTCGAATCCCCCGACGCGGACTTCGATTATCTTGAGTTTCGCGGCACAGGCATTGCCGCGCTAGAGCGCCATTCGGCAAGCATCGAAGAAAAGATGCGAGTTGTGGGACTGGACATGCTTGGCGTCGATAAGAACGGCGTCGAAGCTGCTGAGGCAATCGCGATGCGTAAGGCCGCTGAGAACAGCATTCTTGCATCTCAGGCGCGCATGGTGTCTCGCAAGATCAGTGATGCGCTTAAGTGGCTGTGGGATTGGACTGGCGGCGACGAATACGACATCAGCTATTCGCTCAGCACTGACTTCATGCCAGCGCCGCTCACGGATGGTGAAGCGAACTTCCTGAAAGCTCTGACTGATGGAAGAAAGCTCAGTCATCAGTCATTACATGAGACGCTTGTTCGCAAGGGTCTTCTGCCAGAAGCACTGACTTTCGAAACTGAGCTTGAGCGCATCGAAATGGAGCGCATAGATTATCTGCCGAGTGGCTTAGATGGCGGCGAATGAACGCCTTCTGTCGCTACTGGTAAGGCACCACGTTCATCTCACTCGCTACGGGAATTCAGTTGAGCGCGAAATCATCGCATTGCTCAACAGCGTAGATGAGGATTTGATTGAACGCCTTGGCGCGCGCTTGGCAAATATCAATGAGCGCGGGATGGACTTAGGGCCTCGTACAACAAAGCGCCTGACTTTAATGCTCAATGAAATTCGAGCGCTGAACGATGGTGTATTCGAACGCATCGATTCCACCTTGGTCAGCGAGCTTCGAGATTTCGCTATCAATGAGGGTGAGTTTCAGGCGAAATCACTTTCGAGCGCCATTGGCACAGACATAGAGGCGCGCATACCTTCGCCTCAGCGCCTGAGGTCTATCGCGACTGAGCGACCGATGGATGGCCAGTTCCTCAAACCTTTCATCAAGGGCATTGGTGCAAATCGCCAGATGCGCATCGAGCAGGCCGTTCGCGTCGGTATGGTTGAGGGGCAGGGCATCGAAGCCATCGTGAACCGTATCAAGGGGTCGAAGGCTGCAGGATACACTGATGGCATTCTCGACATTAGCCGACGCTCAGCGCGAGCCATGGTTCGCACTTCGATCAATCACGTGGCCAATCATGCTGCACAGGAAACATGGGCTGAGAACATTGCGCTCGTACAGGGCTGGCGCTTCGTCGGTACGCTCGACAGCCGAACCTCAGTAACTTGCGCCAGCAATGACGGTAAAGTTTTCGAAATAGGCAAAGGGCCTATTCCGCCGCTTCATCCGAACTGTCGCTCCATTTCGATTGCCTACCTCCCTGATCAAGACTTGAGCAATGGCAAGCGCGCCAGCGCTGATGGTCAAGTTCCTGCTGATATGACCTTCGATAAGTGGCTCAAGACACAGGATGAGGCAGTTCAGAACGAAGTGCTTGGCGCTGGTCGTGGTGAACTATGGCGCGCTGGCAAGCTGAACCTGAGCCAGTTCATTCGCGACAATCGGGAAATCATACCTCTAGCAGAGCTTCGAAAGCTGCACCCTGAAGCCTTTGTAGGCGTTCAGGCTGGCAAGGTGGCGAGCGCAGCGCCAGTCGGCCTTCCT